TTCAGCACTATTCGTCCGCAGATGGCCTGCCGTCTCTGGGGCTGATGACAATGGGGGCTACGGCCCCCAGTCTTACAACTGAACACTGAAAGGAAACTCAATCATGGCACTCCCTAATGGTGGTGGCGGCTATCAAGTCGGCGACGGCAACCTCAACGAACCCCTGATCGACGCGCTCCCCGAGCCGGTATCGATTGCGGCTACCGCAACCCTGAGCCCGGCGCAAGTGCTGAACGGTCTGATTCTGGCCAACAGCGGTGTCACCGCTGCGGCTCAGACCTACACGCTGCCCACTGTGGCGGATCTGGAAGCCGTGCTGACCAATTCGGACAAAGTGGGCACTTCGTTCACTTTCAGTCTGGTCAACCTTGGCACGTCTTCTGGCACCGCGATCATCGCTGCGGGCACCGGCTGGACTGTCTCTGGTTCTTTGACCATGACGATCCCCGTTACGACCGGCGCTGCGCTGCTTGCTCGCAAGAGCGCTGCTGGCGCTTGGACGCTGTATCGCGTGGCTTGACGCATCGCGCGGCCTTCGGGCCGCGCATTTTTGAAAGGATTGATCATGCCTAATACCAAGGCTGTCGGCGTCGCGTACAGCGACCCCGAGTTTGAAAGCGTTACCGTTACGGGTGCGGTTGCTGTTACGGGCGCTGTTACTGGCGCTTCAATTAGTGGGGGTACCATCTATGCGTCCAGCGAGTTGGGGTACACCGCAGACGCGCAGGGCACGGTAACGCAGGCCACGGACAAGACCACAGCGGTAACGCTGAACAAGGCTGCTGGCCGCATCACTATGGCTGCCACGGCTTTGGCGGGCAATACCGCAGTGACTTTCACAATGAACAACAGCTTCATTTCCGCCAACGACTCAATCGTCGTGAACGTGTCGGGCGGCGGTACGGCTGCGGCGTATACGACCTACATTTCCAGCATGACTGCTGGTTCTGCGGTCATTGCGCTGCGCAACCTGACTGGGGGGTCGCTGTCTGAAGCGGTCATCCTCAACTTCGCGTTGATCCACTGCGTGTAAGGAAAGGGGCTTTGGCCCCTTCTTCTATGACTGTCATTTACCTCACGCACCCGCTTCACGGCGCCAAAGTGGCGACGCTGGAAATGGAAGCCGAAGCCGACGAACGCAACGGATGGGAGCGGTATACTCCGGGGCAAGACAATGATGTCGAACCGGTGCTTGCGGTCAACGCTTTGACCGAGCGCCCTCGCCGCCGTAGGGAGGTTGTCCATGTCCACCACAGCGGGTGATCAGATTCAGCGCGCCCTGCGTCTGCTGGGCGTGTTGGCGGAAGGAGAAACAACATCCGCCGCCGTCATGCAGGACTCGCTGACGGCGCTGAATCAGATGATTGAGTCGTGGAACACAGAGCGGTTATCTGTGTTCTCGACGCAGGATCAGGTTTTCAGTTGGCCTACCAGCACGATCAGCCGCACGCTGGGACCTACTGGCAACTTTGTAGGCAATCGGCCTATTTTGCTGGACGACGCGACGTACTTCCGCGATCCCAGCACAAACGTCAGCTTTGGCATCAAACTGATCAACCAGCAGCAGTACGACGGTATTGCTGTCAAGACGGTCACGTCAACGTATCCGCAGGTGTTGTGGGTCAACATGACGTACCCTGACATTGAGATGTACATCTACCCGGTGCCCACGCGGCTGCTGGAGTGGCATTTCATCTCGGTGGAGGAGTTGTCGCAGCCGGCCACGCTGTCCACGGTACTGTCGTTTCCGCCAGGCTATCTGCGGGCGTTTGTGTACAACTTGGCAATGGAGATTGCGCCTGAGTTTGGGGTTGAGCCTTCGCCGCAGGTGGTGCGAATCGCCATGACGTCCAAGCGCAATCTGAAGCGCATCAACAACCCTGACGACATCATGAGCCTGCCGTACTCGCTGGTGGCCACTCGCCAGCGGTTTAACGTGTACGCCGGTAACTATTGATGAAGACGCCGATCCTCGGCTCCAGCTACGTTGCCCGCAGCATCAACGCTGCGGACAACCGCATGGTCAACTTGTTTCCGGAGATTGTTCCGGAAGCAGGGAAGGAGCCGGCGTTTCTTCAACGCGCGCCGGGGCTGCGGCTGCTGGCATCTGTTGGTAGCGGGCCTGTACGTGGACTCTGGGCGTTTCAATCTGACGCCACTGCGGCATTTGTTGTTTCCGGCAACACGCTGTACAAGATCAACACCAGTTGGGTTGCCATTGCGGTCGGCAACGTCACCGGCTCTGGCCCAGTGTCCATGTCCGACAACGGCACGCAATTGTTCATCGCATGCGGTGGTCCCAGCTTCATCTACAACAACTCTACAGGCGCGTTTGCCGAGATCACAGACCCCGACTTTCCCGGCGCGGTGACAGTCGGCTATCTCGACGGGTACTTTGTGTTCAACGAGCCTGGCAGCCAGCGCGTGTGGGTCACCAGTCTGCTGGATGGCACTTCGGTAGATCCTCTTGATTTTGCGAGCGCAGAAGGCTCTCCAGACGGCTTGGTAAGCCTGATCGTTGACCACCGCGAAGCGTGGTTGTTTGGCAACAACAGCGTCGAAGTGTGGTACGACAGCGGCGCTGTCGATTTTCCCTTGACGCGCATTCAAGGCGCATTCAATGAAATCGGCTGTTCAGCGCCTTACTCTGTGGCCAAACTGGACAACGGCATCTTCTGGCTTGGGTCTGATGCACGCGGGCGCGGTATTGTCTACCGGGCCAATGGATACACCGGCCAGCGCATCAGCACGCACGCCGTCGAGTGGCAGATTCAGCAATACGGCAGCCTGACGGACGCCATCGGGTATACCTACCAGCAGGACGGCCACAGCTTCTATGTGCTGGTTTTCCCAAACGCCAACACCACTTGGGTGTATGACGTCTCGACCGGCGCTTGGCATGAACGTGCCGGCTGGGACGGCACTGCGTTTACGCGCCACCGTGGCAACTGCCAGATGGCGTTTAATAACGAGATCGTTATTGGCGATTACGAGAACGGCAACATCTACGCATTTGACCTAGACGTCTACGCTGACAACAACAGCGTGCAGCGGTGGCTTCGGTCATGGCGGGCGTTGCCCACGGGTCAGAACAATTTGAAGCGCACCGCGCACCACACGCTGCAGCTTGATTGTGAATCAGGGGTTGGGCTCAATGGCTTGGATCCTTTTGATCCGGTTCCGGCTGTAGACGAAACGCTGTCGTTAAACTTTGCCGCGCAGCTTTACGAAGTCTATGAGGAGCCTGTGTTCACTCAAGGCGTCAACCCCAAAGTGATGCTGCGCTGGTCGGACGACGGCGGGCACACTTGGTCGAATGAACACTGGTCTGAATTGGGCCGCATCGGTGAGTACAGCCGCCGCGTCTTCTGGCGCCGCCTCGGCATGACCTTAAAACTGCGCGACCGCGTTTACGAAGTCAGCGGCACTGATCCGGTAAAAATTGCCATCATGGGTGCCGAATTGAACCTTAGCGGCACGTCGGCATGAGCAGCCCGCCAAACATTACGACCATCACGCCGCCGCGCGTGCCGCTGGTTGATCCTCGAACAGGCATCATTGCGCGTGAGTGGTACAGGTTCTTTCTAAACCTGTTCACGCTGACGTATGAGAACACGGGCGGCTCAACAAACGACTTTGCTTTGGCTCCATTGCCGGTTGACTACTCGGATGTCATTGACACAATGATCAACGGCCTGGAGGTAGCACCAGCACCGGTCGACTACACCGCAGAGATAAACGCGGTCAAGCGTGACGCTGAGATCGGCACGACACCACCGGTCATCTTTGGCACCCTTGCGTACCAGAACTCGGAAAACGCATTCGTCACCCGACTGAACACCGTAAGCGCAACGACGGGCGCGCGCAACGGCACGCTGGCCGAAGACAGCGGATTCATTACGATGCTGGGGACAAACGGCGCAATCACGGGTATTGGCACCACCGCGGTGACGGTCACGCAAGCTACGGGCTTCCGCCCGTTTGCCAGCAACACTTACAACTTGGGCACTAGCGGCCAACGCTGGGCATCTACGTACTCCACCGAATTTCTTGCTGGTGCCGGACAACAAGCCCGTTTTAAAGAAGACAGTGGGTTTGCTGTTGTTGACGGCGACAACGGCGTCACTACCGGCATTGGTGGATCTGTCGTTACAGTCACGCAGGCCACCGGCTTCCGTCCGTTTGTCAGCAACACCTACAACTTAGGCACTGGTAGCCAACGTTGGGCATCCACGTACTCCACCGAATTTTTAGCCGGCGCCGGACAACAAGCCCGTTTTAAAGAAGACAGTGGGTTTGCTGTTGTTGACGGCGACAACGGCGTCACTACCGGCATTGGTGGGTCTGTCGTTACAGTCACACAAGCATCAGGTTTTCGGCCAAATGCCAGCTACTCTTATAATTTAGGCACAAGTAGTCAACGTTGGAATTCTGCCTACGCACAAGAATTTTTGGCTGGGGATTCTCAACAAGCTCAATACAAAGAAAATTCCGGTCACGCGTATATAAACGGCACAAGCGGCGTTCAAGCTGTGTGCAACTCCACAATCATCACGCAAGTTGACGCCAGTAGCTTTCGTCCATATTCGTCAGCGTCCTATTCTCTTGGGACGTCAAGCTATTATTGGACTGGCGTGTACGGCAGCGTTTTTTACGCAGACAACACAACCACAAAGTTCTATCAAGACACCAACTTTGCGGTTCTTACTGGGTCAAATGGCGTAATCACAGCTATAGGATCGACCGCTGTCACAGTGACGCAAGCTACCGGTTTTAGACCCTTTGTAGACAACACTTACAACTTAGGCACAAGCTCGCAGCGTTGGAATACGGTCTACGCGGCGGTGGGCACCATCAATACTTCTGATGGCAACGAGAAGCAGCAGATCCAAGAGCTTACCGACGTCGAACGCCGTGTGGCGCAGCGTTTGAAAACACTGGTGCGCACGTTCAAATGGAACTCGGCGGTGGCGCTCAAGGGTGATGCAGCCCGCACACACGTCGGCGTGATTGCACAGGACGTTCGGGCAGCGTTTGCCGCCGAAGGACTCGACGCGCACAAGTACGGCATGTTTTGCAGCGACGACATCGAGTCCGCTGACGGCACTGTAATCACTCGCTTGGGCGTGCGCTATGATCAATTGCTGGCGTTCGTTCTGGCAACCCTGTAAGGATTCCTATGACAACCCTGTCGCCTTCACCAAAGCAGCAGTTCTTTGCCGCTGACGGCACGCCGCTGGTTGGCGGCAAACTCTACTCGTACGCCGCCGGCACCACCACGCCCTTGGCGACATACACCGACTCTACAGGTGCCACCGCCAACGCCAACCCGATTATCTTGGATTCGCGCGGCGAGGCCAACGTGTGGCTGGGGTCATCTGCGTACAAGCTGGCGCTGTACACCAGTACTAATGTGCTGATCTGGACGGTGGACAACGTGTCCAACGATAACGCGTTGACTTCGTTGTCGGCGTCCAACGGCTCTAGCCTAGTGGGGTTTATCCAGTCTGGCACAGGCGCGACCGCAACTACTGTGCAGGCTCGGTTGAGGGAGACCATATCCGTCAAGGATTTTGGCGCAACTGGTAACGGCACTGCTGACGACACCACGGCGATCCAGAACGCGCTTAACGCCGGCACCGGGCGCAGCGTCTATTTCCCCGCCGGCACCTATCGCATATCAACGACGCTGCTCGTCAAGACCAAGACGACGCTAATCGGCGATGGGATGAACAAGTCGATCATCAAGCTGACAGCCGGTTTTGGCGCCAGCGTGACCGCCATTCGCAACGAGGTTATTTCCGGCACGGTAAACGTTTACTACGACACCGACCTGGAGTTCTACGGGCTGACGTTTGACGGCAACAACAACTCCACGCGCACAGCGGAGCTTGTCGCTGTTGCCAAGGTGTCAAACGTCA